AGTTGAAGATTTAGTTATTGAATCACTGAAGATGTATGGCATGGATGTATTCTATATGCCACGCACCACAAGAGACCAGGTTGATTATCTTTACGGTGAAGACCCACTCAAACAATATGTGTCTGCTTTTCCACTTGAAATGTATTTGGAAAATATTACAGGTATGGACGGTGAAGGTGATTTTATTTCTAAATTTGGTTTAGAGATAAGAGATGAAATATCTTTATTGGTTTCTCGCAGAAGATTTCAAGCAACAGCTAATCAAACAAGACCAAATGAAGGTGATTTGATTTATGTTCCTGTTGTAAACGGTTTCTTTGAGATAACCTTTGTTGAACACGAAGATAATCAAGCCATGTATCACACATTAGGTCGTGGTCGTGGTGGTAATGTTTATCTTTACGCATTAAAACTTAAACAGTTTGTATTCAGTAATGAAATTATTGAAACAGGTGTGGGTGAAATTGATAATGATATCCGTGATTACTATCCAAGAACAAAACTTACTGTTTCAAATATGCACACAGGCAAGTTTGTTAATGATGAGATTGTGTATCAAGGTACCGATTTAGCAAATGCAACCGCACAAGCGATTGTTTATGACTTTGTTCCAAACACACACATTGATATTTACAGAGTTCAAGGAACATTTACATCAGCTAATGTCATTGGTAATACTTCTAGTTCAATCGCAACCATATCTACGGCTAATGGTGATGCTTATATTAGTTCATCATTTGAAGATATTCAGGACAATGTAAGAATTGAAAGTGAATCTGATTCTATTATTGACTTTACAGAAACAAATCCATTTGGTGAACCATAATGTTAGGTAATTCACATTTTTATAATCGAACAATACGAAAAGTTGTTGTTGCTTTTGGCACAATGTTCAACGATATTGTATTGAAAAGATACACAGCTGATGGCACAGCATCAAAAGAATCTTGGAAAGTTCCATTATCATATGGTGCAAAAGAAAAATATCTAACAAGAATTACTTCCGATCCAACATTAACCAAATCGGTGCAAACAGTTGTTCCTCGTATTTCATTTGATTTGACAGGAATGGATTATGATTCAAGTAGAAAACAATTATCCACTTTACAAAACTTTTCTGCTAACACCAATACCGCAATTAAAACACAATATGTTCCTGTTCCATATAACTTTGAATTTTCTTTATCTATCTTTGTAAGAAACCAAGAAGATGGTACACAAATATTAGAACAAATACTGCCGTTTTTCACACCAGATTTTAATGTAACCATAGATTTTGTTCCAACAATGAATCAACATTATGATATGCCTGTGATACTCAATTCAGTTACACCAAGTGTTGATTATGAAGGTGATGGAACAACAACACGATTATTAGTATGGGATTTAAATTTTACAGCAAAAGGATATATTTGGCCTCCAGTGAAAGAAGGTAAATATATTCGTCAAGCAAATACTAATTTATATATTGAAACCGCAAGTAGAACCTCTCAAAAAGTTTTTGTTGACTATGCAAATGGTTCTGGTTATTTTGATGATGAAGAAACCCTATTTGTAACAACAACAATAAATGGTGGGAATAAAGATATTACTGGTGATTTAGCATATTTTAGTAATTCAAACACCGGTATTGTTGTGGTAAATAATCTAAATAAATTGATAGAAGCAAATGATATAATTGTTGGTGCGACTTCTAACGCTAGTTATAATGTATCCAGTGTTGATTCTGAGCCATTAAAAACAGTTATAATCATTACAACTCCTGATCCTACTTCCGCAAATGCAGAGGATGATTTTGGATTCACTGAAACTATAACTGAATGGCCATTTACATAATGAGTAAAACTGACGACAAACTATCCGAAGTTCTTAATATAGAAAACGACAAAGAAGAAATAACAGAAAATTTACCTGTTGTTGAAGAAAAAAAAGATATTGTTTCTGTTGAAGATGTCGCAGAACAAGATACAGAATTTGCTCGTGGTAACATAAAGAATCTTATAACAAAAGGTAATGTAGCTTTAGATAATCTTTTACAAGTAGCCAGAGAATCTGAACACCCACGAGCCTACGAAGTGGCTGCAACAATGATTAAAAATCTTGCAGATTCTAATAAAGATTTGCTTAATATACAAAAAACCCGTAAAGATTTAACACAAGACAACAATAATAGTGTAGGAAATACAAAAAATATGAACATTGACAAGGCTGTTTTTGTAGGAAGTACAACAGAACTTGTTAAATTTTTAAAGAATAAACAGGAAGAATAAATAGTTGTTATGGAAACTTTAATTAATTTACTCAAAAAAGTATTAGCAGATACATTCACATTCTATCTTAAAGCACACAATTTTCATTGGAATGTAGAAGGCTCTAATTTTCCACAATACCATGAATTCTATGGTAATGTGTATGAAGATTTACATAGTGCTGTTGATGTTATCGCTGAACAAATACGAGCATTAGATGCTTATGCACCAGGTACAATGGCTGAGTTTTTAGATATGACTGAAATAGAAGAACAGCCTGAAAGATTAGATGGTGTTGCTATGGCTAATGAATTAGCTGGTGATAATGACAAAGTAATTAAAACTTTAGAATTATGTGATAAACTTGCAAACCAATTTGAACAGATTGGTCTTTCAAACTTTTTACAAGATAGAATAGACAAACATAAAAAACTAGGTTGGATGCTTCGTAGTATCTCAAAATAAGATATGGAAGGCTATCTTGGAAATGACCGGCTCAAAAGAGTTGGCGTTGAAATAACATATACAGCTGAACAAGTAGAAGAAATAATTAAATGTCAGCATGATCCTGTATATTTTATTAAAAACTATGTTCAGATTGTAAATGTGGATCAAGGTTTAGTTCCTTTTGATATGTGGCCGTTTCAAGAGGAAATGGTTAAATCATTCCACGAAAATAGATTTAATATTGCTAAAATGCCACGACAGTGTGGTAAAACAACAACATCGGTGGGGTATATGCTTTGGTGTGTGTTGTTTAATGAAGAATACACAGTTGGTATTCTTGCCAACAAAGGTGCATTAGCAAGAGAGATTTTAGGTCGGATACAAAAGGCCTATGAATATTTACCTATATGGTTACAGCAAGGCATTGTAATTTGGAATAAAGGTAACATAGAATTAGAGAATGGTTCTAAAGTATTTGCCTATGCAACATCATCTTCTGGTGTTCGTGGTGGTTCATACAACTTGATATTTTTGGATGAGTTTGCTTTCGTTCAACACAATATGGCGTTGGACTTTTTTCAATCAACTTATCCTGTGATATCATCTGGTCAAACCACTAAAGTAATTATTGTATCAACACCAAATGGGTTAAATTTATTTTATAAAATGTGGGTAGATGCAGAAGAAGGTCGCTCACTTTATAAACCACTTGAAATTCACTGGTCAGATGTACCAGGTAGAGATGAAAAGTGGAAAGATGAAACAATACGAAACACAAGTGAAGAACAGTTTCGTGTTGAGTTTGAAACAGAATTTGTAGGTTCTTCTGCTACACTCATTTCTGGAGTGAAGTTAAGAAGTTTAGCGTTTAGAAATCCAATCCGTTACGATGATGGATTGGATATCTACGAAGAACCTCAAAAAGGTCATCTGTATATAGCGTCTGTTGATTGTGCTGAAGGTGTTAATTTAGATTATTCAGCTATAAATGTGATTGATGTCACAGAAACTCCATACAGACAGGTGGCTAAGTATAGAAGTAATCAGTTACCGTTGATGTTTTTTCCAACGATAATTTATAAGATTGGTACAATGTATAACGAGGCATATGCCTTAATTGAAACAAATAACATTGGTCAACAAGTAGTTGATACTTTACATTATGATTTAGAATATGAAAACATTTATAAGTTAGACCACCACCATATTAAGGGTCAAACAATATCAGGTGGATTTAAAAGAAACTCAAACTTTGGTATTAGAACAACAAAGTCAGTAAAAAAAATAGGATGTGCTAACTTAAAAACTTTAGTTGAAAATGATAAACTTATCATTAATGATTTTGATACGATTGCTGAATTAAACACTTTTGCGAGATTTAGAGATAGTTATGCGGCTGAAGAAGGCAATCATGATGATTTAGTTATGGGTTTAGTTCTTTTTGGTTGGTTAACTGCACAACAATTGTTCAAAGAAGAAACAGCTGTTGATGTAAGAAAACAATTACTCAAAGAACAGAATATGTTAATAGATGAGGAATTAACACCCGTAGGTGTATTTGATGATGGTCGGAAAGAAGAAGTTGAAATTGATTCTGGAGATGTGTGGTCTAATAGCGGACTAGCAGATAAGTATCCAACCTCAACTTTCTAAAAAACTAAATAGAGTATAATTAAAAAGAAAATAACGACCCATTTATTAAAAGGAGTAATCCAATGGCATTTCAGCTCTCACCAGGTGTAAATGTATCAGAAATTGATCTGACTACAATTGTACCTTCCGTTGCCACTTCGATTGGCGCTTTTGCTGGGAAGTTCGCTTGGGGTCCAGTTAATGAAATCATAACGGTTTCAGATGAAGTTCGTCTTGTTGATACATTTGGCAAGCCTGACGCTAATAATTATGAATACTGGTTCTCTGCAGCTAGCTTTTTGGCATATTCGAACAACTTAAAGGTTGTCCGTGCATATGGTGCTACCACTTATACCTCTACTGCAAACGGATCACCAAATGTATTAATTAAAAATGATGACGATTGGGAAGCAAACTGGTCTGGAGGCGCAAACACCTATGGTGAATTTGCTGCTAGATATCCAGGTTCTTTAGGTAATTCACTTAAAGTTTCAGTTGCAGACGCCAATACTTATTCAACATGGACATACGCATCAAACTTTAATGATGAGCCAGGCACATCAACATATGTATCTAATGCTGGTGGTCTTCTTGATGAGATGCACATCATCGTTATTGATGAAGACGGTGCAATCTCAGGAACTCAAGGCACTGTATTAGAAAAATATGCTTTTGTATCTAAAGCTGGTGATGCTAAAGATGATGCAGGCAATACAAACTACTATAAACAAGTAGTTGCAAATAAATCAAAATATATCCACTGGATGTCACACGCAGATGACGGTACAAACTGGGGCAATAACGCTTCAGGCACAACCTATGCTAACTTATCTGCTAATGTAACAGTTTCACTTGCTGCTGGTGCAGATGGCACAGTTTCTACTGCTAATGTGGTTACAGCATACGACAAGTTTGACAATGCAGAATCCGTTGATATCAATCTTATCATTTCTGGTCCTGCTGATGCAACAGTAGCTGCTGATTTGATTACAATGGCAGAAACAAGAAAAGATGCCGTTGCTTTCTTATCACCAGAAAAAGCAGATGTTGTTGACAATGCTGGTTCAGAAACAACAGATGTTAAGGAATACAGAGCGTCATTAACTTCATCATCATATGCGGTTATTGATTCTAACTGGAAATATATGTATGACAAGTATAACGATGTATATCGCTGGGTACCATGTAACGGTGATGTTGCAGGTCTAGCTGCTAGAACAGATAGAGAAAGAGATCCATGGTTCTCTCCTGCTGGTCCAAACAGAGGTATTATGAGAAATACATTAAAACTTGCTTGGAATCCTACAAAAACAAATAGAGATGATTTATATCTCAAAGGTATTAACCCGATTGTAACATTCCAAGGCGAAGGTACACAATTATTTGGTGATAAAACAATGCTATCTAAACCATCAGCGTTTGATAGAATTAATGTTCGCCGATTATTCATCATATTAGAAAAAGCAATTGCTCGTGCTGCTCGTTTCTCTTTATTTGAATTCAATGACCAATTCACAAGAGCTCAGTTTGTGAACTTAGTTGAACCATATTTAAGAGACATTCAAGGTCGCCGTGGTATCACTGACTTCCGTGTTGTTTGTGACGAATCAAACAATACAGGCGAAGTGATTGACCGCAACGAATTTGTTGGTGACATTTATATCAAACCTGCACGGTCAATTAACTTCATTCAACTTAACTTTGTTGCAGTAAGAACGGGCGTAAGTTTTAATGAAGTTGTTGGACAGTTCTAATAAATAGAGAAAACAGGAGAAAATAAATGGCATTTAATGTAAACGAATTTAGAAGTCAAAT